CAGTTTCTATAGTTCCCAAAGCAGTATTAGTAGCTTCAATGTCAGTTTCAATAGTTCCTAAAGCAGTATTAGTAGTTCCTAAAGCAGTATTAGTAGCTTCAATGTCAGTTTCAATAGTTCCTAAAGCTGTATTAGTAGCCTCAATGTCTGATTCAATATCAGTAAGACTAGATTCAATATCATCCTGTTTAGCTTCAGTAGCTGCGCCTGATGGAAGAGCAGATGAAAGAGTGTCTACTTGAAAATGCCCATCGGCATCTACAAGAGGAACATAACTTGTTCCACCAGTACCTGTTTTTACGGTATGTGTCCACATCATCATTGAATCTTCAGCCTTATCGGAATGAACTTCAATGTTTACATCAGCACCCTCTGTTGTTAAAGTCACATTGTCAATGTCAACCTTAAGCGCATCCTCCCCACTATTAAGAACTTTATGCAGAAGTTCCTGAGTTTTAAATTTATGTAGTGCGTTATCCGCCATTTTTATCTCCTATTTGTTTTTTATTCTTTTGGAAGAAGTAAACTGTGTTACTTCTACCCCAGCATTCATACTTAGCATCATACACAATAATGCTCACTTCAAATATAATTCTTTTAGATTAATCTCCCCAAGGATTATCCTCCCTGGCCTCCGCCACCAGTATCTGCCCCAGATTTACTAATGGGTTTATCTTCTTTCTTCTTTTTCTTCTTAGGTGCAGCAGGTTTAGCAGGTGCAGCAGGTTTATCAGATTTATCAGGTTTACTAATTTCAGCTTTCTTTTTCATAGCCGCCTCTTCACCAGGAAATAAAGAAATCTCACTCATTTTATTAGATAATTCCTGTCTCCAATTATATCCAGCTTTAGCAGCAAGAGTTGCTTGAGAAACAATTCCAATTTCCTTATGAATAGCAAATACTCTAGCTTGAGATTCCATATCTTCTCTAATAACCTCGGGGAATTCAATACTAATTGGAACATCCTCCGTAGCAACCGGTCTATAAGTAATCTGCGGCAATAATAATTCTTCAGACTCATCTTTAATAGTTTTATCATCTGCTCCCTCAAGCACCATATGATTAATTTTAATCAATACTTCTTCTAAAGCCTCTTGAGCATATTCCGGAACCCTTACTCGTTTGGGTAAAACTCCAGCCTCAACTGCAGATTTAATAACTTTTCTATACATAACATCAAAAGCATCTTCAAAAAATTCCTGCTTACCTCTAATAAATTGACTAAAGGGAGTATCAGCTTTTCTAATTGAAGCATAAACCTCTTGGTCTGATCGTTGATTTAAAATGTGAATAGGGAGATTAGATCCAGCCCCTATTGTATATAAAATAGCAAGTCCATCCTCTTTAGCATCATCAGCATTAATCTGAGCCTTCTCAATTCTATACTTTACCTGTTCACTTTCTACTAACATAATGCCTCCCCGAGGGGCTCGCCTTTCCCTAAGAGTAGCCTCGTTCATTCTACCCCTTACTTCTTTTACCCATACCACCTTTGCTCTTTCATGATTCAGTCTAATTCTATCCATCAACCAATCATCATAATATTTCAAATATTTCATAACAGGTTGGAGGGGAACCCTTCCTCTTATCTCTGAATCAATCCCTAACTTAATATGTTGTATTAGTGGACTACTCTTTAATCTTCTCTTACTCTTTTTATTTCCTCCATTTTCTAAATAAGGGAGATAACCTATATCTGGAACCCAAGTATCCTTTTTATAGCTCTGCCCAGTTCCTTCAGGACTATAATCATATGTCCAATGGTAACCAAATTTATTTTCTATATCCTCTGGGTGAGTTTCAACATCTTCAATTTCAAAAGGCCTAATTCTTCTTATAGTACATTGCCCTGACCTCTTATCAATATAATAAGCAATAAAAAGTTCTCCCTCTAGGTAAGCCATTTTTACTAAATCTTTTTCTCGACTAAGCATATTATTTTTACGTCTAAAATCATTAATAACTGACATTATCTTCTTATTTTCAACAGTTACTTTTAGGCCCCCGCCTACTGTATAATAAACCCAGTTGTCAATAATACTTTTACAATGAGGATCAGTAAAATATTTATCAAAAGCGGCGGCTTGCATAGATTCTCTTTCCCCTGCAACCTGCCCATCAGAAGTTTGATTTAACAATCCAGAATAAGAATCTGCGTTAGTATAAGTTCCTATAAAAGATTCATGAAGCTTTACTTTATCAGGTTTACCTTTTGGATCTTGCTGTTCATATAAATAAGAATAATCTTGTTTACCTTCATTCAATGAAGCTGACATATCTTTACCATCATAATCTCTATCTGGATGATTATGCCAACCTTTTTCATCTTGTATCCCCTGTTCAGCTGCCTTCTCTACCATTTCATCTAATTTAGCAGTCTTAACAAATTTATATCTACCAAAAAAATCTTTTAGCTTACCCATAAGTCTTTCCTTCCTTTTTTATCTTCAACCCAATAATTCTCCCTCACTTGTTTATCCGCATAAAAATCATCTCCTAACTCCTTCAACCCATCTTCGTAAGGGTCTTGATAATCAAATTCATTATTAATTAAATTGTAAACAGAGCCAGCCATACTCTGTAATAAATCAAGAGAACCTCTAGGTTTATGATCTACCTTGTTCTTCTTATAGTCTATTTCAGCTCCAATTGCCTCTTTAGCAAAATATTCATGATAAGGAACAGCAAGTCTATCATCATAAATAGCATCTTTCAAAGCCTGCATCGGACCCATAGTTTGTCCCTCTGTAGATCTTCTAACTAATCCAGAACCGTCTTTAGCCTTTTTATCTAAAATCAATTTAGTAGCAGTTCTATCAATAGAAAGTCTTCCCACCTTAAATCCTTGAGATCTCAATATCTGTATAGAATCAACACTTTGGAATCCATCAAATGTTATTAAAGCTAAATAAAATCCCCGTTGTTGGATATCATAAATAATTTCTCTTACCTTACTCAATAAAATTTCTTCCCCCTTATTAGCTTTGATTCTCCCTAGAAAATCAAACTTAATAAAAGGCAGGCTTATTTCTTCATCTACTAATTCATCAGAATGAATTTGAGTAATTACTCTTTGCTCAAAATTTGGAGCATGACACATTGAAATTCCCACAGCATCTTTTTTCAAACCCAGATCAATATGCATATAACGACTAAAATCATCTGCTCCAGGTGCGGGAACAAAATTTCTCTCCAATCTCCTTTCTTCATCGTTAAAGGGATTTTTAAAAGCCTTTTTTTCCACCTCATAAACTTTATTCTTATCTTTAAAAAAGGGGCGGGTAGATTCCGTAGGAACACAAGCAATATCCCTTAAGAAATTTTCTGGGTCTCTAAGATAATTGGCTTTCAGTTCAAGAGGGATCTTTATAATAGGGGAGCTCATACTATTATAGCTCTTTTATACCAACCATACCAAAATCTATGAAACTTAACAGGGTTTTTAACTACAATTCTAGCAAAATGTAAAGTTCGTTCGGATCTCAATCTTTCCGGTTCAACCCTTTTAATAGCCTTTCTAGTATTTGGACCAACCTTTCCATCCACTTTTATTTGGAATCTTTTCCCATTCTTTGCATTAGCTGCTCTCTGCAAAACTTTGCCTGCACCAAATGCACCAAAATTAACACACATATCAAAATAGATTCCTCTCAACTTTTCAGGTAATCTATCAACTTTATTTGCATCCCAATAATCCCGCTTATAAACCTCAATAGCTTCTTCTTCAGTCAGGTTCTTTATATCTAATTTAGGGTAAGCTCTTTTAGATATTCCAAAATTAGTTTCTCCACCAGGGTCATTAGGATCATTAACATATCCCCCTTCATGTTCTAAAGTAACTTTTATATAATCTTCAAAAGTATTTTTTGTCATAAATTCAAATCTCAAGTTCCTAAAATCCTTATTAGACCCAGTAGAGATTCAGCATCGGCTAAAGCCCTATGGGTAGGTTTTTTCCGTATTCCGAAATGATTAACTACGGTTTGAAGTTTATAATTCTCCAATTCGTAGTCTAATCCTTTAACGAATTTTAGATAATCAAAGTATTCCAAGCAATCAAATTTTCTGTCATTAGCTACAAGAAAACGTTTATCAAACGATACATTGTAGCCAATAATACGATTGCCTTTCAGAAAATTAAATAAATCACCGCTTATCTCTTTAAAAAAGGGAGCTTTTTTTAAATCTTTATCACTAATATCTTGATTTAAAAACCGCATATCCTCAAGCCTTATATTTGGATTAATCAAAGATACAAAAGAATCTAATATTTTTCCTCTATTAACCTTTAAAGCTGCAACCTCAATAATCTTATCTTTCTTGGGATTAAGTCCCGTCGTTTCTAAATCAATAACTATCATTAAAGAACTTCATTGACAATTTCTAGAGTATCAACATCAATCTCAAAATACTTAGACATATCAAAATACTTAGACCCCTTAGCTTCCCATAAACTTCTCATCCGCCAGAAAGCATTTAATTCTTCTGCTCCTACTGATTTAATCTCAGCAATCTTTCTTTCTAAAAAAGAGTCTGGATATCTGGGAGAACTAATCAAACAAATAACTCCAGGAATTTTACCTCTTTGCATAAATCTAGAAGTCATACGATTCATAACTGCATTATACATTTCCTCCCCAGCATCATATATATCTTCTCCAGCCTTTTTAGAATCCTCAGTTACTTCAAGAAAATTAGCCTCATCAATAACGGCTGAATAGACATTATATCCTAATGCTGAAAGAGCAGAACTTGTTCCAGCATAAACACAAGTCTTATTTCTATCAATTCTTATTTCCCGAGCGTATCGGGGATTAGCGGGGAAATAGTCTTTATTAAATCCAGATTGAAACCTTTCCCAAGTATAAGTAAAAACTACCCTTCTAGACTGCGTTTCAGACCTTGACAACAACATAGTTGCAATAACTGAATTGTCTACTAAGTTAAAATGCCTTTGTGGATTTTTATGCATTGACAATTCAAACCACAACAACCATAAAATAATAGAAGATTTGAAAGATTTACCAGAACCAATAGCCTCAAGAAATATAGCTAAATTAACTTCCCTGTTTTTTCTTTCATTCCACAAATCACAAATATCTTGATAAACAGCATCAAACAGTCTACCTTCTAAATTTAAAAAGTAAGAGTCGGTTAAAAGAGTTTCTATAGGTACATCTTTAAATTGTTTAATAGCATCATCATCCCAATCAAATAAAGCGCCCCCTTCTTGATTTTCATAATCGCTAATCCAACGTTGCGCTTCATCTACTAAAGAATCATTATAATCTGGCATTTAAATCTCCTTATTCTTGGGAGTTAAAGATTGAACAATCTTTTCTGAAGCGGGGGAATATTCAAATTCATCTCCAACAATTCTTCCTTGTGTTTTAAAAGGAACAATTACTTCATCCACTATCTCTTGCAAAATCCTTCTACCAACATTCTGTGCGGCATTAGACATAACAATCTTAAATACTTGGTCTACAAAAGCTTTTACTGTAGTAGTATCAAGACTGATTTCTCGTTTAAGTTTAGGCCTTAGTTCTTTAGCCTTAAAGATCCTATCTGTTATTTTAATTAATAGTTCTATATCCCTATTAGTTAAATAGCCATCTTCGGGATTTTCAGTATCCCTTCTTCTAGCTAACACATAGGTTTGAATAGCATACAGGGCTCTAATGTCTTCGTCTACATCATTAAGGTGCTGTTCTTCGACAATTTGAGCATTCTCCAGAAATTCCATCAGGTTATTGGGTAATCCGGCTTTACGATTCAACTCTAACCAGAGCCCTGTATTATTAGTGTTAGTGATCTGTCTATTATGAAAATTACATTGGCCCCAGCCGGGATGGTCAGTACCATCTCCTGCTCCCTTGACACAAACATAACCTTCAGGCATATTATTTAATTGACATCCACAAATTCTTTTAGTTTGTTCCCCTTTCTTATTTAATAAATAAATCTCATAAGAGGATATTTTTTTAACTTTTGGTTTAGTAGAATTAGCCAATTTATCCGCTTTTCTTAGGGTAGTTTTTAATTGGGTTTTATCATCCATTATTTTTTACCTCTCTTTTTA